TCAAAACCTAAATTAAATATACGACCATCTCTAATCTCAACATAATCATTAACCATTCTTAAATTAGATAGATATTCAGATATGTTAGATTTCAATAAGCTATTTGAAGTATTACTTAATTTTCCAGTAGAATCTAAACCAAGCATTGGAATAACAACTTTATTATTCTCTCTAAATGCATTTGCTCTGAATGGTGAACCATATCTACCACTCATTGAATATACGTGAAATAAATAATCAGTAATTGTTACTGCTCTATATTGAGATGAAAAATTATATTTAATTAAATTTCTTATTTGCTCAATACTTAATCCATCATTACCACCAATAGCTGGAATTGGATTATTAACACTGAAACTTCTTCTTACTTCTTGATTAAAGTCTTGTCTCGATCCACTAATATTTAATGTAAATGTACCTGTTTGAGTTAAAGCACCAGCACCCAAATTTGATTGAGAACCACCACCAGTTCTATATCTCACAAATAATGTACTCTCTCTTCTTAGTTTTTGACCTAAAGCACTGTTCTCCAAATAATTATCTAAAAATGCTCTATTACTAACACCAGCTTTTAAAAATCCTTCTTTAAATGCATCGGTCTCGGCATCACCACCACCGAACGTTAGTTCACAAAATCCATCATTGGTGTATTCCTTAATGAATTTCTGATTAACATCAATCCATAGTCCTGCTTTTAAGCCAGTTTCGCCCGTTGTTGCAATATTAGTACCACCATTCGGATCATCAACAAATACCCTTTGTTGTGCTAAATAGTCAACCTCATAATATTTAAAGTCTGGATTATTAAAATCTGCCTCAGTTGGATCAGTAGTGAAGTTTGTTCCTGCTACCAATATAACGTCTTCAATTGCTGTTACATCAGGATCAGGAAGTCTTAATTTATAAAATGGTTGAACCTCACCATCTCGTATTGTTTTTCTATATATATTACGTGCACCGTTAATTACTACCTCACGTTTAGTAACAGTATATTTACTTATTATACCATTAGAGTTTAATTGAGGTATTATCGATCTATTGGGATCACCTAAATTTGATACTGGTGAATTCCAATCAATTGATTCCGTAGTCTCAAATATCTGACCACCACCAACTACTTGAGCACCAGCTAATAAAGTAGGATAATATGATTCATCTGGCTGATCACCTTTTACTGGTATCGAAACAGAAAAATCAACCACCGTTACCGAAGGTCTGAGTGCAGGTATATTAAAACCAAGATTTTTTGCAATAGCTAATATCGATTCTCTTTGCTGTGCAAATTCTAATTGTGTTTCTTGAAATGCTCTATCCGTATTTATGCTTAAGTTATTAGCCACACCAGCATTTAAATCAATTAACATTGAACCAACACTAGAATCAGTAAAATCTTTTAATGTTTCAGGATAATACTGTTGAACTAATGATATTAGTTCCTGCTTAATCTCATTGAATGTTCTTTTATTATATGATACTCTTGAATGCTCCATAATTCTTTATTAACTTATATAAATACCTAGTAAGTATTATTATATATGGCACTACCACAATCATACAATTTTATGTATTTATTTATTCTCATATTATTATCTAAACTAATGTTTGAATCATATGATTTTAACATATTAACTAAATAATTTTTATTATAATTTTTATTTATATGTTTTTTCATACTTTTTACATAGTAATTATTAGGTTTCACTATTTCATTTAATTTAAAACCATTTAAAGTAAAAATATTATCTTTTATATTGTAGAATCTTAAATCTAAAGAAACATTAATATTTTTAATATTAAATCTATAAGTTGAATATTTTAATAACTTCTTTAAACAATTAATATCATCATATTTAGATATGAATTTAGTAATAATATAACTGTCTTTATTTTTACTAAAGCCAATGATTGAAAATAGTTCATTATGTATGAATAAACCAACTTTTATTGATGATGGAACATGTTCAAATAAATCATACTTATTAGTAAATTCAATATATTTATTAATTGGTATCTCTCTAATGTTAATATCTCCAATATTATCAATTTTATTTGTTTCTTTATTACAAATTGATTTTATAATTGATTTTACAACATCTTTTTTTTCACTCCACTCATCTTCAAATATTGTAATTAATCTAATACCTAATTCATCACATTTTTTTAATTTGTTTAAATGATAATTTTTATTTCTAAATAATTCAGAATGCCAATATAAACCACAAAATTCTATTGCAATATTATAATCTTTTAAATAAATGTCCAGTTCATAAGGTTTTATTATCTTTCTTGAATTACTTAATATATTGTCAATATTTAATTCATTTTTTATAAAATTTTTAATTTCTTTTTCACCTTTAGATATTGAATTACTACATTTTATACATCCTTTTCCTTGGGAATGGTTATTAGGGGTTTGATTAAACTCACCATGTTTAGGACAGATAATAGTCATATTATAGTCATAACCTTTATATGTATTTTTTACATATTTATATTTGTATTCATGTATTTTATTGAATTTAGAAAGTAATTTTTCAACATTACCAATCTGCTTATTAACACTTCTTTCTATTCCACATTTCTTACAACCCCATCCATTTAAATGTGAGGTTGGTGTTTGATTGAACTCACCATGTTTAGGACAAACAATATTTACTTTAATTTTAGAACTTTTATAATCAGTTTTATTATATAAATATTTCTTACCATGTATTATTTTTGCTTTATTTATAAATTCAACTGTGTTAGATTTTTGATTACTACTGCAACTGGGGCAACCATTTCCATTAATATGATTATTTATTTTTTGATTAAATTTACCGTGCGTTTGACATATTATATCTACTTTATCATTAGTATTATTATAATTGACTAAGTCATAATTATATTTATTTGAATGTATTTTATTTGCTTTATTTATAAAATCATTAATATGTAATTTACGCCCACTACAATATGGACAACCTATTCCACCATAATAATGCGTTTTAGCACATATATTAAATATTCCATGTTTAATACATTTAATTTCAACATTGGTTCTTGAATTCACATAATTTGAAACAGTATAATCATATTTATTTCCGTGTATATTTTTAGATTTCTGAATAAAAATATCAGTATTAAATCTCATTGAATGTTCTTTTATTATATGATACTCTTGAATGCTCCATTTTATAGCGTTATCCTCAGTGTTCCTTGCTCCGAAAAAGTATCTTCCGAAAATGTAAAGTCAATTACAATATCCACCTGATTTTCTTGTAGTCGATCACCTTGATCATCAACATCAGTATAGAACTGAAGATTGTCAATATCAAGTTGTGGTATGAATGTCTTTACTGTTAAACGAATTTCTTCTTGTATATCAGCAAGTGTAAAATTATCTCTTGGCTCAAAAACATATTGTAATAAGTTTGTCCCATAATCTGGTTGATAATAGCGTTCACCTTTGTTAGTGAGAAGAAGTAATAATAAATTGGATGTGAGGGCATCCTTAGTTACTTCATTCAGTAAGAAAAGTCCTTTTTTCGCATTATCATCTTCCAGTGGAAACTTTATATTTATTGATGCCATATTTTTTTACTATAAATACATATAAAATAAAAAACCCATCAATAATGATGGGTTTTGATAGCGATAAAACTTAATTACTTCTTATCTAAACTATCTCCGTATCTTTCATGCAGTTTAATAAACCCTTCGTCCTTATTTGTGACGACTTGTGGTTTATGAATATTTGCTCTTCTTAGTAATTCTCCATAGTATGTACTAAGAAAATTTGCCATAGGATTATGATCACCCTCATAGTCTAATGCTTCTTTCATCATATGTGGAACTGACTTCATATTTCTTAATTTATAATAAAGTTATTTAATATAAATACCTATGGTTCGAAAAAAACTCTTATAAACCCTTCAATAGACCATCTATGGCATCTAACTCATTTAATATGTTGTCCATATTCTGAAAAATATTCTGCTTTTTTTGCTCATAAATATGTTTAAATGCCATTCTTTTTTCCTCGCTTTGTTGTTGCATTGCAGCTTGATAATTTCGTTCACGTTCCTCGATGCTCGGTGCTTTAGCATTCTGCCAAGTCTCATTCATTTGACCATCTTTACCTACGATATCTCCAAATCCTTTATCTCTGTTGGTAACTGGTTTAGTTTTATCATATAATTTGGCTTGTTGATCAATGGCTCTGATTCTTTCTAGATTAATTAATCTTCTAATATCTTCAGATTCATCATTATTATTAGATTCTTGCCCTTTATTCGACATTCTTTTTCTTAAATTATCTATTTCTTTACTCATAATTTCTTATTTTACTTCATATATGTAATTATATTCACTGTAAGTGAATGTCACATTCCTTATTATTAAATTCTCTGGGATAGTAATAATATTATTCATTTTTATCTAAGTTTCTTATTCTATAAGCATTGAATTTTAATACATCATACTTATCATCATAATCAAAATACTTACGGTAACTATTAATAGTAAAACCATATTTACCATCATATTCATCTTTAATCCAAACTTGATTTATTGCGATTAACTCATCAAATATTTCTTTATTATCAAGATGTTGACCTAATTTAAACTTCTTCGGTATAAAAAACTCCAATATTCTATCCCTATCATACACTTTTTTAACGTGTAAGAAACTAGTTAGCATTTCAATTTTATTAAATGCATTTTGGTTATCTCTTACAACACTCATGGGAAATTTACGTGTCTTAGCTTTTTCAGCAGGACTCATTACTTCAAATCCACTTCCTACCTTCTCAGACTCTTTCATATCTCTAAATGTTGAAAGACCTTCAACTATTGGACTATTATCAAACATAAATTCAACTGGATAATCATCATCTTTAGTTGTTTTATCTTTAACTTCTTGTTCCATTGCTTCCGATAAAGTCTTACCATAATTTTTATGTTTAGGATCAAAGAAACCATAATGTTCAAAACGTCTACCCCACCTATCCTTCTTACCATAACTCATTCCGAATTTGTCTGCTGACATTGCAATTTTCTCAGGTGATGCTGTTTTCATAAAATGATCTGCCTTACGTAAAATCTCATAATAATCTTTCACATATTGTTCATCTCTAATTCCATTTTCAAAATTATCTAATAATCTACTTTTTTTATTTATTTTAATTTCTTGTCCATTAAACAAATCCATATGATTTGCTTTAAACGTATCATCTTCAACATTTTTCAAAAAAATTGAAAATCGAAGACTTATCAACAAAAAAAAGTTTTTTATTCGTTTATATAAGTTTTTCATTTCTTAAAATTTTATCAATAATATGTATATTATTATATTTAATTCTTATCATCTTAATTTTATTACTTTTACAATAAATATTTTTTATGTCGTCAGTAATTTTAATCTTTTTAAATCCTTCATCTCCACCAAACAAATCTATTGGTTTATAATGCTGAATTCCATCAAACTCAATAACTGTATTTTGCTCTGGTAAATAAAAATCAAATGGTAATTTATTCCTTATACCAACACAATCATCAAATGTTTTTTCAGGAATAAACACAATTGAATTTATATTTAAAATATTTGATATTATTCTTTCACCTTTTGATTGCTTACAAATAGGACAGCCGTGACTTCTTAAGTGTAGACAAGGTGTTTGTTTAAACAAATCATGTTCTCTGCATACTATAGAAACCTTTTTTTTAGAACCAATATATTTCACTAAACTATAATCATATTTATCACCATGAATTTTTTTTGCTTCAATAATGAATTCACTTTGAGATTTCATATACATTTTACTTTTTATCTCATAAGCACATTTAGAACACCCCTCTCCTATTAAATGCATTGAAGGTGTTTGTTTAAAAATACCATGTTCTTTACATGTAATAAAAACCTTTTTCTGACTATGTAAATAATTTACTAAACTATAATCATATTTATCACCATGAACTTTTTTTGCTTTTTCAACGAATGAAAATTTATCATCAGTAATTTTATTTTTTCTACTAATGTTTCCGCATAACTTACATCCTTGTCCTCTTAAATGATTATTTGCTTTTTGTTCAAAAATACTATGTATTTTACAATTTATAATCACTTTTTTTTGACTATGTAAATAATTCACTAAACCATATTCATATTTATCACCATGAATTTTTTTTGCTTTTTTAATAAAGTTTTCATTTGTTAATTTAGTTCTCATATATTTAAATACTTAAAATAAGATAAAAAATATATGTTAATGAATTTCATTATTTTTTTTATTTATATGGTTATTTAATACATTCTCTAGAGTTGGAATTTTGTTTTTCTCTTGATCATTATTCATTTCAGTAAATGAATTTAAAAAATCAATTTTATCAACTACCACTTTTTTTTCGATAGTAGGATTACTCTTCTTAAGGATATCTTTTATTTGATTAATAGCAAGAATAATTAGATTCTTTGATCTAACAAATATATTTGGCTTATTAAGCTGAATATATTCAGTAGAATTAAATGTATTAAAATTAACTAAATATTTATATCTATGTATTTTAGCTTCTTCCTTACTTGGTCTGTAACCGAATAGAAAAACTTTCACCTTATTATTTCTCAAAAAATATTTTGAAGAAGATAGAAAAACTTTTACTTTATTCTTTATTCTTTCTAATACATTGGGTGTCTCTTCCATAGGAATTTCTTGATCACCACTCTTGTAGTGAACAAGAAATTTTACTCTATGTAATTTTTTCTCTTTTTCCGTAGGCTTGTGACCAAGAAAGAAAGTTTTTAAGTTACTCTTTCTTAAGCTGTAACCATGAAAGAAAGAATCAAACCTTTCCATATCGGACATAATTTTATTAATATTATTCATTTTAAACTTTTATTTCATATGCTTCGTGCACTACTGACTCATAAAATTCAGCTCTTTTGGCAGTAACATGTTTTAAGTTATACTTCTCTTTAAAATCATCGTGAAGATTTTCGCCTATTTTCTTACGGTAATCTTCATCAACGATTAATTTCTTCAAATACTTAAACCAGTATTTATCCGAATTTTTCTTATTCGGTATTAAAATACAGTTATGCTCATGAACACCATCAACATTATATGGTGGTATATCCGTAGTAACAATAGGAATCTTTCTTGACCAACATTCAACCTGCTTCAAATTAGATTTCATTTTATTGAATTTATTATCTGCAAGTGGTGCTATTGAAATATCAGTTTCATCTAATACTTTAGCATATAGATTAGCTTTTTTAGTCCAACGTCTACCGAAATTAACCTCATCACCGTATGTATCTCTTTCATACTTACCTAACCACTTAATATATTCTGAACTTTCAATAATACCGTAATTATCTGTAAGTATTTTTTCGTAAGCTAAATATACTGATTCTTCAGATTTAATATCTCTACGATTACGAATAAAAATATTGTCACGATACATCTCTTTTACATCGTCAGGAATTCCTTCGATTAAATCAACATTACCATTACTAGAGTTAATAGATTTAATAGTTTTTCTATCCCAAAGACCTCGTTTTTGTAACTCCTTACCGAAATCTTCATTAAACTTAACATCGGTAGTAGTACCTTGAGTATCCCAACCTGCTAATATAATTTTAAATTTGTCTTTGGTTTCTTTATCTGCTCTCAATCTGTTCACAACACCTTGAAGCTGCTGTAGATCGTTTAAGTGAGATGATCCTGCCATGTAAGTGATTCTTACTTTACCATTAGGATCGGGCTTTCTATTGTCTTGGAATTGCTTCATCCACGTAGGATCAACCGAATTAGGTAAAACAATCACATTGTCTTTTCCAGTGATTTTTCTAATTTCAGATGCATATAAATCAGTTGTTGTAGTAATAAAATCAGCGATTTTTAAACTATCAATAATACGCTCATTCATTTTTTGATCTCTAGATAGAATATAGAATGGGTGTGTCTTATCTAATTCCCAATAATCATCAATGTCACATACCAATGTAACACCAGCTTCTCTTAATAGATTAGCAAGTTGAATTTCTTGATTAGTATCTCCTGCAAGTTGTCTATGGTAATGTATAATATGGAATGACTTAAGATACTCAATGGTCTCTGGCTTAGTCAAATCCAAGTCTGGGTTAATCTCAACCCTAAATTTATCAGAATGATCTCTTTCTAATTGTTGTGCTGGTGTTGATGTACGGAAATAGTTCACACCTGCAACGTCTCGATTAAAGAATAGTACTTTTATTTTATCAGTCATATTTTATAATTTTTTATAAATACTCGTGATTCCTAAAAAATCCTTTTTTTTATAAAAAATTATAAAAATATTTTAATCTTTTAAATGCTCAGAAATTATTTCAGTTGTATTTGAGCTACTTTTCTTTTTACTACTGCTTGTTGATTTTGACGAGCTACTTTTTGAAGAGCTACTTTTTGAAGAGCTACTGTCATCATCATTATCTGATGTTGTCGTAGGCTTCTTAGTTGTAGTAGCTTTTGTTTCTTTTTTTTCAGTAGGTTTTTTAGGTTTTTGAGACTCTTTAAGTTTCGATAGAAATTCATTTTTACCCACTTCAACTATTGTGACTAATCCCTTTACTCTGAGCTTTTGTAGTTCAGTTGGTAATTTTGTACAGTGAATTAAAAACTCACCACCACTTTCAATAACTTGATCACTAGGAAATAAACCATCATTCAATGTAACAGTTAAATCTTTATCTTTCTGCATGTCTCTCTTTGCAAGACTTTTCGTAATATTTTTTACTTTGTAATATCCCATAATTAAAATCCTTGTATTAATACATCACCATACTTGATACCAT